TCGACCCACCCTGGGGCAGGATATTTGTTGCTATGACACCCATTTTTGCTTCTATATACTTTTGTGCAGCACCCCTCCCCGCAAATAATAAATAAGTCGGTGCGGATTCTGCTAGATATTCAACTATTTTTAATGTATAATTGGTTCCTTCTTCTAATTCTTTTACTGTAACAATCACTTTAATTTCGTCTGGACCTTCCATATCATTAGTAACTACAAAAGTATTTTGACTATTTTCAAATTTCCATGTGTTAGTTTTTTTTATGTAATCTTGTACGGTGTTAAATGCGTTTATTTGGGTAGTTGTTGCCGTTTGAATATCCCATTTATAGCCCCACCCATCTTGTGTTAAAACAATATGGTGTACATCATTTGGATTTGGGTTTTCAAAACTACCTGCTGCGGCAGTTGCGGGCGCTGAGGTATATCCCAGATTCGTCCGCTGTTGATTAGATCCCGACTGAGTTTTCAGTGATAATATCACTCTATTTATTAAACTGTCGTTCTCAAACGACAATTTTATTCGTAGTTCGTTAAATTTTTTCCCAAACATTGATATAATTTCATTTTTTGCACTTGCTTCATCTCCTATGACTGGAGAAGGTGGTTCTTTTACTGATCCTACTCCTGATAAAGAGACCGACACTTGATTACCTCTTCCTCTAACACCTGCTCCTGGAAAATCAGGAGTTCCTGGCAAATGAGGAGGTTCTGGCAGAGAATCTGCATTTGGAACATGAAGATATGATACGAATATTAATTCTTTACCACATATGCCATCTTCACTAAATGCTTTAAAATCTACAATAACAGCATCAAACTCTTTTGACGTTTCATACGTTAATTTTTTTTTATATATTTTAATTTCGTAAAAAAAATATTTCCACTGTTCGGGAGGATTATCAGGAGAACTAGTAAGTATTTGAGTAAATGTGATTTCTTCGTAGTTTTGAAATTTTTGGTTCATTGAATCACGTTCTGAAACGTTTGTTTTTGCGATAGTTTGCGCCACCATTAACAAAGCTGACAACACTTCATCATGTATATTTTGACAAAGTTTCAAATCTTCTGGGTTCGATAATTCCTCCGGTATAATAATAGGCGACATTGTATATCGTAGTTTTGTAATATTTGTTTTATTAATTGGTTGACCTTCAATCGTTCTACGTAAAACTCGTTTTGAACAATACATATTTGGTTCTAACGGAGGATCTTGTTCTTGGATTACCTCCCAGCTCCATATCCTTTTGCTTTTGCTAAAGTCAAAATATTTATATCCGTAGTCACGTCCATACTCCTCTGTAGCTAAATCTTCCTGTTTTCTTTCACCGTTTGGCATTACAATCATGCATGCCATGCATTTTATCTTGTTTGGATCAAGAAGTTGTTCATTGCCAAAAAAAAGATGAAGTGTTTCATAAGCGTCTTTCAGTGGGGGGGCTATTCGAATGATTTTCCGGCTTGTTCCTCCGATCTTGGATTGAAGCATTTGTTTGAAGTCAAACACCCACTGCTTTTCGGGAACTTGAAGCTCAGGCAGGCCAGACTTGTACGCCTGCTCAAGCATCCTGCAATAATCGCCCGAAAAATCGTTGAATTTTGTGCCATCGTCGCTCTCCCACTTCCAGAGCACCGCTTGATCTACTCCTATAGAAAATATAGGGGTTTTTTTAGGTGTTTGTGGTAATTGGAACGACGCTGTGTCCCAACCAAGATCAGAAGGATCTATAACTTGACGAAGTTGTAATAATGATTCGTTTAAATTAACATATGGCAAATTACTTTTAAATTTAAAAGGAACAAAGCACCCTGAAATTCTATGTATTTCACCTTTACATACGTTATCCAACGCTTGGTTAAATTCTTCGGATGTCAATTTAAAATAATGCATTGGTTGATACATTTCGTACGCTTTTTTAATAGAATCTATTAGCGTTTGAATTGTCGGGGGTATATTTTCTAAAAACTCATTTGGAATAAACGGTATTTTTTTTTTATTCTTATGTTCATGTTCGTATGCCTCTGTAAAAGACATACGTGACTCTTTTTTTTTAAAGAGTTCTTTCCATAAATCTATATAGCATCGTTCGTTTGCCACTAATACGGCAAACTCATTCATTTTTGTAGCAATTCTGTTAAGTCTATAATCTATATTAGAACCAATAGTGCCAGTGGCCATTAGGTCTCGACGTACTTTTTGAATAGTGCTAAACGATTTGAGTGTTTCTCTAATTCCACCTCCCCTTTTCATTGTTTTATACGACATTCGGGTTTTCCATTTTTTTGTCCGTATTCTTCCTACATTTCTTTTACGCGTTCGTCGATTCTTTCGAATCTTCCGGGTTTTCTTTTCATGGTTACGAACCATTTATTTATATATATATATATTTATTTTTGATCATCCAAATATGACAATGGCCGGTAGGCGGGCCAGCGCCTCTAAAAATCCACATTGGGCGTCGGGACCTTTTCATCCACATTGAAAAACTTCCGCCTGAACCGTTGCATATACTTATCCGTGAGTTTCTTCTTCTTATCCAAGAATTCATGAACTGTCATTTTTCCAAGAAGCATATGGATAATCATAAATATCGCGAATACACCGCATTCTGAATCGTTCTTCTGATGATGAATATCGTTGATATATTCTTTAAATGGGATCCCGTTCGCTTCGCCTTGTTCTTTCACCCTTTTCATAAATGTACGAATTCGACGTTGCGGTCGGTCTCCTGTGCTATCAAAGAAAAAAATGACTCTTGCTCTCACATCGATAAACATAGATACCCAATGTTCTCCTGGTTGATCATGTGGATCTGTATTAAAAACCACACCAATCTTCATTTTACCATTTTTCACATGCTTCATTATATCGAAATTACAGAGTTCGTCCCATACACATTCTCCATCGTCTAAGACTTTATCAAAATCCACGGGGGATGGCCCGATGAATAAAAAGGAAGGAACCGCGTGTTCATATTGCTTGAGAGAATTGGCGATGTCAACACTTGATAACCACTCACGTATATCTTTCTTCCATTCTTTCGGTGCTTGTGGTGCAAATGTATAATGTAGCATCTCTTTATCCATACCGGATGAAGCGAAACTTTGGCGCAACCAGCATGCCTCTTGATGACATACACGGTTCATATTGTTTTTAAGGGCGGTCCATATCGCGCGTGGATCGGTATCGCTGATTTTCTGATCTGGGTGGCGTTTATTCCAAAGTGTTCTTAGTTTTTCGAGAGATTTTGATGAATAGCATGAGAAATCCTTCGTCTTATTTACATCGGGGTCAGTCTCGTCTTGTAAATAATGAAATACTAAACTTATACTACTATGTCATAAAAAATTGAACTGTTTATATTTTGTTTATTCGTATTTATAGTCGGTCATTATTCATTCTCGTAAAATGGTTATTACTCGTTCTCGTTCTCGTTCCAGTTCTCGTTCTTCCAGCGCCAGTTCGAATGGTGCTGATGGTGGTGGTGGTGGCACCGGTCATGTAAAAATACTAACACCTTCGTTTCGCGCAGCCAGCGTGAGATCGTACAAAATATGCAGTGGTAGTGGTCGTAAATTGAAATTTGCCACTTTGCCGTGTGACGAAGACGTGGCTGATGTGGCTGACATGGCTGACGTGGCTGACGTGGCAGAGACTCTTACGCAGTTGAGAACCATGAACAAGTACTCGTGCATGAATCCGATGCACCCAATCACACGCTATATGTATCGGGTGCAAGTTTTCAACAGTGATCGCACATTGCATTACAAGACTGCATTCATCGGTTACAATAACAAAACCAGGTTGTATTATATACATACCATCATTTCGAACTGCTACCCTGACGTATCAGACAATGATGCCACCGTGGCCACCGACGCCGCCGGATTACCGCTTCCGGTGAATACCGTTCAGATGAAGTATTCCTCCTATGTCACCGAGTCCATCGAAAACTTCATTATGACTATGCTCATCCCTTCAAGAGAATACGATTACTACATCCAAGATGACGTATTTGGTGTCGTGACCACCGATACCGAATTTTGCGACGCCGTCTTCGGCCAGGATTCATCCTATTACGATGTCGAGGGATTGTTGCATGATGAATCTTCAAATGAAACAATCAATGGGTTCAAGACATTCTCACTTATTCCTTCCAGGAGCTACCGGTTTGATCCATTTGTGTTCGAGACACATTCGACCGCATATTATAGTGATACAATTCGTTCCGTTCTTACCATATTATCTCAATCGCAATGAGCGTGCGCAGATGCCCGCTTCATGATCTCATGTTGATAATCGCGAATTTTCGGTAATCTCGCATTTATTTCCTCATCCGTATTTCCAGGAATCGGTTTCATTACAATAAAGTCATCCATCGTTTTTTTTCGGATACACATTTTATTTGCGAAAGACATGATTCGACCGGTTATTATAGTGTTCGTTTCTGGTGGAGTCGTGGCAACATCTGGCTCGGATTCATCCTCTTTCTGGTCTTCCGTTTGCAATATCACCGGCGTTTCTTTATCTTCTTTCACTTCGGTACGTTGATCCTCTCCCACCATTTCTGTAATGTCACACCATTTCAAATATTCTATGCACGATTTCACATATTCTTCATGTGCGCGATTAATATCATCATTCTCACATCGCTCATCAAATAAGTCACGCGTCATTGCCATTATTCGGCCTTTGTAATATGTCTTTTCCTTACAAAACTGTTCAATCAGTATGTCGCTTGCATTTGCTACCGTTTTCTTGTATTTATCATAACGGGTTCTGTTCGACATGACGGACAATGTTAGCTCATTTAATTCATTCCAGTCGATGTGCTCGCTGCCGCCGCCGCCGCCACTGTGCTCGCCGTCTGTGTTTTTGATGTCTTGATCCATTTTTCCGCACTATAATATGTTATAATAGAACAATAATTCGGCATGTATATTACAATACATCAAAATCTTTTTATACCGAACTACGCCCGGCTTCGCATCGTTAAACGTTCTTGAGCATTCGATGACGCAGTTGCACGGGGTATTGCGGTCGGAAATTTGTTCTGATTCTCGTTGTTTTCTTTCTTTGCCCCAGACCTCCCAGAAAATCCTTCCTCAATATGAGCAAAATGCACCTTCTGTTGCTTTTCTTTTTCCTTCTTTTTTACCTGTTCTTCTGGTATATAATTTGTGGCTGGCTGGATGGTAGGCCCTCCTTCACCTGTGCAGAATCCATCATACGTACAATTCAACGTACGAAGTTGAAATCGTGTAGAGTTTTCAAATGTGAGTTTGCCTAAATTGTTGGGGTTTGGATTCATTGGCGAAAAATTCGTTGCTCCATTATCGAACAAATACGGATTCGGTTGTTCAACGTCGCGCGCATCGATGGTTACCTGGTAAAGATCGCTTGTTGAATCCGGAACATATACGGCGCGATCGTTGCGCTGAAGTGCGAAGAATTGATTTCTTAGGGATGATTCTACATTCACGCGTTCTGCCCATCCACGCCATGGTGCTTTTCCGTTACCCGGATTGAATACTGTCTCCGTAGTGAAGTGCTGATAAGGTGGAATTTCAACAGTCGGAACAGGTCGTGTTTCTAAAATCGGCATCATTGCGTACTTGGATGAAAGAGGACGGACATTAAATGCAGGACGAAGCGCTGCTGATGGAATATTTCGCCCAGATATACGGTCATTGATCTCGCCAAGTCGGTCATGATGATTCGAGTATGCCCCATTTACAATACCGTACATTTCTATTGTTTATTATCGCGGTACGTTTACTTACTTTATAATATGAAAATATAATATGTATTGCGTAGTATGAATAAAAAAATTGAAAATATTTTTACCCGTATCTTTGGTATGCAGTGTTCCATTCGTCGTAGTATGTTGTTCTCTGGTTTCGCCTCGAAGTTGTTAAAATATCCCATCAACGGGACCACCGAGTTTGTTCGGCCAACCCGGTCTTTCGATCACAAAGGAAACAAAAAGGTAAGTTGGATCTGTGGCGGTGTTCCGTCAATCGTCGTGAAAAATCAGCCGGAGTGTGTGACAATCAAACCATTCGACTCGGATGTAGAGTTTGATATCCCTCGTGCGACGTTCAATGATATATTCGTCCCGTGTGCGCGTGATGAAACCAGTGTATATAGTGATGTTTACCCTGGCGGAAAAGTCGCCTTCTCCGAATTCAATGTCCCCAAAATCAATATCAAGAGTCTACTTGATACATTCAAATCAAACACGTCACTCTGTACCATCATCGAAAAATGTAAACAGGATGCATACGTCTCAAAAGGAAACACCAAATGCATCAAGATTGACGATCTTCATCAATTCGAAGCCGATGCTGCAGCGGATGCGGGGGCGGGGGCGACGGATGCGGCGACGGCGGGATCTTCACTGACGCGAACTGGTGATCCATACTTCAATCGTCGTTCACGTCACAGCCCTCCCGTACCAAAATCAATGACCCGCGCTCAGTATGAAGCTTGTCCGTCATTTCCGAGACCCATTGGGGTCAGGGAAGCCGACTTCGCGTGGCCAACCGAACAAAACGAAATCTTGGTCTCGCTCATCAAACAAATCTTCGCATGCGAAGGCGCACCTAAACTGCCAGTGGAAATTCAGAAGCAATTCGCAGGATTAGGAATAGATCTCGGATCCATCGTCGCCAATAGTCACAAATGCTTATGGTGCGGTGAAACGGTAAGTGTACAAGAACTCAACCAGTCCTACTGTGCAGAAGAACACAGTGTCAACTTTTGCCATCGCGACCCTGAAACGGGAACCAAAGCAGGGAATGTCTACATCGGTCACTGCTCTTGTAACAGAGAGCAAGGCGGTCATTCTGAAGAAGAGCGAATCGAGCAAGTGCTACGTCTCATTCGTGCAAACCCTGCCCATCAAAAAAAATA